AACTAAAGGAAAAGGCTTAGCCGCTTCTAAGAAGTAATATATAATTAGAATACCATAACCAGTGGTGGGCTGGTTGGTACTTAATAATTTCCCACCATCTTGGCTACCTAATCTCCCAACATATTGTTGGCTACTGTTAGCCCCATACTTAAAGGTATTATCATGAGTGAATCCGTAATCAGTCCTGCACCAGCAGCATCATCATTTGGTCGGCGCAATGCGTCCGAAGATCGAATTAAACAAACAGAAGATGAAATTGAAGCGTTGAAAAACCCCAATAAAGAAATAGAAGATCCTGATGATGGTGAAGCTATTGGTGGTGAAGAGAAGACATTTAAGAAACGCTATGGTGACTTGCGCCGTCATTCTCAGAAGATGCAAGAAGATATGCAAAAGCAGCTAGATGAAGTTAAAGAGCAGCTAAGTAAAACAACCAAGAAGGAAATGAAGCTACCTAAGACTGAAGAAGAACTTCAGAAATGGGCTAGAGAATACCCTGACGTATACGCCTTAGTAAAGACAATTGCAATTCAGCAAGCTAAAGAACAAACGACAGGTATTGAAGATCGTTTCAAAAAGCTAGATGAACTTGAAAAGAAGTCTGCTAAAGAAAAGGCTGAGGCTCAATTGATGGAGCTTCATCCAGACTTTAACGATATCAGAGATGAGGATGAGTTTCACGACTGGGTTGCTGATCAGCCTAAGTACATTCAAGACGCTTTGTATGAAAATGATAATGATGCCAAATCTGCTGCTCGTGCAATTGATTTGTACAAGTCAGACAAAGGTATTAAAACTAAGAAGGCTGGTGCAGATAAAGAGGCAGCAACAGCAATTGGTAACCGCCGTCAGCGTACACAACCCAATGGTGAAGGAACTGAGGGTTTAATTTATGAGAGTCAAGTTGATAAGATGTCTTCTGATGAATACGAAAAGAACGCAGAAGTTATCAATCTAGCTATGAAATCTAATAAATTTGTATACGATATGAGTGGTGCGGCTCGTTAAACAGTTGACAAACTTATAAAAGTATTGTATAACTATAGGGGGTATAGCAGTAGTTGTGCCTCCTAATACTTTATCAGCCGTCTTCCGGAGACACACCTGACAGATTATTAAATTGTTTGCGTCTAATAAACGCTTTGTATATCACTAAGCATATTAACAGAATACCCTAAGAGTATTAGCCGATAATCTAGAAGACTCTAGAACCTTCCAGATTATCCACCTAATAAGCATGGCCCTGTTGTTGTAGCAAGTGTGATTTTAATGTCCATACTTAGGAGAATATCTCATGGCATTTCCTTCCGCAGCTGGTTACGGCAACCTACCTAACGGTAACTTTTCCCCCGTAATCTACAGCAAGCAAGTTCAGCTTGCATTCCGTAAATCGTCTATCGTTGAAGCAATCACTAATAATGATTACTTTGGTGAAATCGCTAACTTCGGTGACTCAGTTAAGATCATCAAAGAACCTGAAATTACAGTGAAAGCCTACAACCGTGGCACACAAATCACTGCTCAGGACTTGGATGACCAAGACTTCACTCTGGTTGTTGATCAAGGTAACTACTTTGCATTCAAAGTGGATGACATTGAATCAGCTCACAGCCATGTAAACTTCATGTCTCTGTCAACTGACCGTGCTGGTTACCGCTTGCGCGACAACTTTGACCAAGACATCTTGGGTTACTTGACTGGTTTCGAGCAGACCGCTAAAGGCGCTGTTGCTTCCACCGCTCGTACTTCTGCTGCTGGCACTAAGGCTGTTGCCACTGCTGGTAATGATGAGCTGTTGTCTAGCATGAAGCTGACTAAAGGTTCTTTCGGTAACATCACCACTGTTTCTGCTGGTAATCACGCCATTCCTTTGGCTGCTCGTTTACCCGGCGCTACTGCTCTACCTACAGCCGTTGCATCACCTTTGATGGTTGTTGCTCGTATGGCTCGTTTGTTGGATCAGCAGTTTGTTGACACCAATGGTCGTTGGATGGTGGTTGACCCAGTCTTTATGGAACTCCTGAAAGACGAAGACAGCCGCTTGTTGAACGCCGACTTTGGTGGTTCAGGTTTGCAAAATGGCTTGGCTATTAACAACCTGCACGGCTTCAAAGTGTACGTGTCTAACAACCTTCCACAGGTTGGTACAGGTGCTGGTACTACTGGTACTGCTAACCAGAACACTGACTACGGCATTATCGTTGCTGGTCATTCTTCTGCTGTTGCAACTGCCGAGCAGATCACCAAGACCGAAGCCTACCGTGACCCTGACAGCTTTGCTGACATCGTTCGTGGTATGCATCTGTACGGTCGTAAGATCTTGCGTCCAGAAGCCATTGTTACTGCAAAGTACAACGCTGCTTAATTAAGCATCGAGGGGCTGGAGCAATCTGGCCCCTTCAACATTTAAAGGAAAATTAAAATGTCAACCGTAACCTCTCTAGCTCGCGCCGTTGGTGGTGTGGGTAATCCTAGCCGCAAAGCTTACTTCGTACAACAAGAAGTAGACTTCGCTGCTGCTGCAACTGCTAAAGGTACTGCCTTGGCTGCTGCTGACATAATCGAAACTATTAGTGTACCTGCTGGTTCTATGGTAGTTAACGCTGGTATTCAAGTTGTAGAAGCCGCTGTTGGCGGTACTGGTACTACTTTGGATCTTGGCGTAACTGGCGTAGATGCTGACGTGTTCGTAGACGGCTTCACCTTTGATGGTGCTGCCGCTGCTGCTTACGCTCAGAATGCTGCTGCTTTCCAACCTGTCGTTCTCGGTGCTGCCGATACGATTGACGTGTTGGTTCAAGCTGGTTCAACTGTATCAATCTCTGGTAAGATTCGTGTATGGGCAATCCTCATGGACGTATCTGATGTAGGCGATACAGCTGCTGCTGAAGTAGACCGCGATCAACTGGCTTAATAGCCTTTTAAATTAGGGAGGGGCTTCATTGCTCTTCCCTATCTTTACTTATAAATATGTCAACATATCTTTCACTTACTAATGAATTACTCAGACGAATGGGTGAAGTTACTATCGACTCATCAGACTTTGGTAGCACTCGTAACGTGCAAGAACTGGCAAAGAATGCAATAAACTCTTCAATTAGAGACTTACTGCATTCAGCACAAGAATGGCCTTTCGCCTTAGTTACTAATACACAAACACTGACAGTCGGTGTTAATACATATGCCCTCCCCTCTACAGCATCAAGCGTAGACTGGGATAGCTTTTACTTAAAGAACTTTAATAATAGCGTATCTGCTCTTAGACTTCCTTCGATCAGCTACTCCAACTATCTCATGACACATCGTGCCAGAGATGACAATGCTGGTGTCGGTGGCTACTCACCTCCATCTGCTGTGTTTCAAACTCAAGAGTTTAAGTTTGGTGTCACACCTATTCCTAATGAGGAATATGAAATCGAATACAAGTACTGGAGTTTTCCATCTGACTTGGTAGCTTTCGATGATGTAAGTATTATTCCAGATAGATTCTCTAGCGTCATCATTGACGGCGCTATGGTGTACATGATGTTGTATCGTTCCAATGAACAAAGTGCAACCATGCACAAGGCAACGTTTGAAGAAGGTATTAAGAAGATGAGAAGACTTCTAATGGATGAACCATTGAGTGTCGTATCAACAGCCTTGACAAATTCTTCATCAACTTTGAATATCAGAGTTATATAAGATGGCAGACCGCATTGAAGGGTTTATTGTTAATTGTTTAGGTGGAATGAACACCAACAGGGATGTTCTTTCTCAGAGCGTTAACGAACCCGGTTCAGCTACACAGCTTATTAACTATGAACCTTCTGTCACAGGTGGTTACAGAAAGATCAATGGCTACACCAACGACTATGGCACTGTTCCGGGGTTGGGTAAGGTGCTTGGTGTTGAAGTTGCCTTTGGTATCAACGATAATATTCTAGCTTGTAGAGCTAAGAACGAAGACGATAACTACTTCTATTACTGGAATGCGTCTACGTCTGCGTGGGTTGCAGTGACAACACCAACCGATATAGATACAGACGGTATCAAGAAGGTGCGCTTTGTTAAATATAATTGGTTTGAAGAAAGAGTTGCACTAGTTGACGGCATCAACCCTGCTGCCATTTATAATGGAACCACTTACACACAGATCACATCTGACACCGCACCAGATTCCCCTAAGTATGCTTCTGCCTTTAAGAATCATTTGTTCTTAGCTGGTGATCCATCTGAGCCATTCAATCTCTACTTCTCATCTCCTGTAGATGAGACAAACTTTAATCCTGCAACAGGCGCTGGTGTAATTAACGTAGGTTTTGAAATTGTACAAATCAAATCTTTCCGAGATGTTCTGTATATCTTTGGTAAGAACTCAATCAAAAGCTTAAGAGGTAACTCTATTGCTGATTTTGTTGTAAGTGAAGTTACTACAAATTTAGGTTGCATTGTTCCCGATAGTGTGGTAGAACTAGGTGGTAATCTTATATTTCTAGGACCAGATGGTTTTAGACCTATTGCTGGTACATCTAACATTGGTGACGTTGAGTTAGAAACAATCTCAAAGCAAATCCAGTTTACAATCAGCGCCATTATTACAGACATTGTTGCTGGAAACATTGATCCTGAAACATTAACTAGCATTGTCATTCGTAAGAAATCACAGTTTAGATTGTTTATTCCTGTTGAAGGTTCTTTCGGATTGATAGGTGGATTAAGACAAACACAACAGGGTTTTAATTTTGAGTATTCTCAGCTGTACGACTTGCCAGCAACGTGTGCTGCTAGTGGGTATGTAGGTATTGATGAGATAGCCATTCATGGTGATTCAAATGGTAGGGTTTATAAATTAGAAAAAGGTAATTCTTTTAATGGCTCTGACATACTTAGTGTGTATCAGTCTCCTTATTATTTCTTTGGTGACCCCACAGTTAGGAAGAACTTCTACAACATTTCTTCCTTCTTACGTACAGAGGGAGCAGCTAACTTAGTGCTGGGAGTTTCTTACGACTTTGATGATAGTCAAAACGTATTTAACCCACCAAGCTATAACATTACAACAGAAGGTTCTGCTGCATATTACAACGAAGCGGTGTTTGACGCTGCTGCTATTTACGATGGTAATCCATCTCCTGTTACAAAAGTTAACATCTCAGGTTCTGGCTTCTCAATAGCCTTTAGATTTGTTACAAATGATACAAGTGCTAGTCATACGGTACAAGGTATTGTATTAAACTACTCTGTGAATGATAGAAGGTAAATTAAAACATGGCTGGATACGTAAGACAATCTTCTGCTGATATTGTACCAACCGCTGTTGTTAGAGCTACACCGCTCAACACAGAGTTTAATGCTGTGCGTGATGCATTTGCATTAGCAGGCGGTCACAAGCATGATGGGTCATCAACTGAGGGAGCTTATGTTCCTGTCATATCTGACCCTAACAATCGTAACAAGGTATTTATTGATACCTCCAATAACCGCATTAGCATGTTTGTTAATGTAGGTGGCACTGGTATAGAACAGCTACGTGTCATTGACGGTGCCATTGTTCCTGTCACAGACAATGACCTAGACTTAGGCACAGCCTCCTTAGAGTTTAAAGACTTATACATTGATGGTACAGCTAATATCGACAGCCTTGTTGCTGACACTGCTGACATCAACGCAGGTACAATTGATAACACTGTCATCGGTGCGTCAACTGCTGTTGCTGCCACTGTTACTAACCTAACCGTAAACACTGCGGCAACGATTGCCTCTGCTGATATTAACGCAGGCACGATTGACGGCACTGTGATCGGTGGCTCATCTGCACAAGCCATTACAGGCACATTGGTCACAGCTTCTACAGGTTTCTCTGGCGGCTTGACAGGCAATGTAACCGGCAACGTGACGGGTAACGTCACAGGCGATGTAACCGGCAACGTCACTGGAAACTTAACGGGAAATGTAACAGCCTCTGGCGGTAGTTCTTCCTTTAATGATGTTGTCATTAACGGCGGCTTAAACATGAACGCCGGAACGTCTGCCACGATTACCAACCTGACAGACCCTACAAGCGCACAAGACGCAGCGACTAAAGCATATGTGGATACGTCAATTGCTAACGTGGTTGATTCAGCCCCTGCTGCACTAGACACTCTTAATGAACTAGCAGCAGCTTTAGGTGATGATGCCAACTTTGCTACAACTGTAACCAACTCTATTGCCACCAAGCTTCCATTAGCAGGCGGTACTATGTCTGGTGCTATAGCAATGGGTACAAGCAAGATTACAGGCTTGGGTGATCCAGCAGCAAACCAAGACGCAGCTACTAAGACATATGTAGACACGCAGCGTGATACAAGGCTAGCAACCGCAGGCGGCACAATGACTGGCGCTATTGCTCTAGGCACAAACAAGCTTACAGGGGTTGGTGATCCTACTTCTGCACAAGATGCCGCAACAAAGAACTACATTGACGTTCTGTATGGCTCTACAACAGATGCTGCTACATCAGCCGCTGATGCTGAAACTTCTGCATCTAACGCCGCAACATCAGCTAGTGATGCTTCTACATCAGCTACTAACGCTGCTAGTTCTGCTTCTACTGCTTCAACTTCCGCTACTAATGCTGCCGCCTCTTACGACTCTTTTGATGATCGTTACTTAGGCGCTAAGTCTTCTTCGCCAACATTAGACAATGACGGTGATGCTCTCATCACTGGTGCTTTGTACTTTGATACTACAGCAGACCAGATGCGCGTGTACACAGGCTCTAGCTGGGTAGCCGCAGGTTCAGCCGTCAACGGTACATCACAACGCAGCGTATACACAGCAACAGCTAGCCAGACTACATTTGCTATTACATACGATGCAGGCTTTGTAGATGTTTATTTAAACGGTGTTAAACAAGTTGTTGGCACAGACTTTACAGCAACTTCTGGAACAAACATTGTTTTAGCTACGGGTGCTACAGCAGGTGACATCGTTGACATTGTTGCCTACGGCGCTTTCAATTTAGCTAACACATACACACAGGCCGCTGCTGATGCTAAGTTTGCACAGGTTGCTAACAACTTGTCAGATTTGGCTAATGCTTCTACCGCAAGAGTTAACTTGGGTGTTGCCATTGGAAGTGATGTACAAGCCTACGATGCCACCATTGTTGTTGATGCCGACATTGGTGTTAATGTACAAGCCTACGATGCCACCCTTCTTAACGATGCTGACATTGGCTCAACAGTACAAGCCTACGATGCCACCATTGTTGTTGATGCTGACATTGGCTCAACAGTACAAGCCTACGATGCTACCCTTCTTAACGATGCTGACATTGGCTCAACAGTACAAGCCTACGATAGCAATTTAACTTCTTTCGTAAGCACGTTTACATTACCGACTACAGACGGGTCATCTGACCAATTATTAAAAACAAATGGTAGTGGCACGTTATCGTTTGTAACACCAGCTCCGGGTGCGGGTGTGGCTACAGCGACAGCTTCAGGTGCTTTAGCTAATGGTGACTTAGTTGTTGTCAACGCTGATGGCACTGTAAGTGTTGTGGCTGGGTCATCTGGAACTCAAGCCCTAGGAACTGCTGTTGTATTTGAAAGCGCTAGTAGTTACGACATATCAGCAATATACGATGCTAACGCCCAGAAGGTTGTTATTGCTTATAGGGATGTTGGTAACTCTAGTTATGGTACAGCGATTGTAGGTACTGTAGCTGGTACAAGCATATCGTTTGGCACTGCTGTTGTATTTGAAAGCGCTCAAAGTATCGAAATATCAGCAACATATGACTCTAACGCCCAAAAGGTTGTTATTGCTTATACGGATAATGGTAACTCTGAGTATGGCACTGCTATTGTAGGGACTGTAGCAGGCACAAGTATTAGCTTCGGAACTGCTGTTGTATTTGAAAGCGCTACTAGTACCGAAATATCAGCAACATATGATGCTAACGCCCAAAAGGTTGTTATTGCTTATAGGGATTATGGTAACTCTGGTTATGGCACTGCTATTGTAGGAACTGTAAGTGGTACAAGCATATCGTTTGGTACTGCTGTTGTATTTGAAAGTGCTACTAGTGACTGGATGTCAGCAACATATGATGCTAACGCCCAAAAGGTTGTTATTGCTTATACGGATAATGGTAACTCTGAGTATGGCACTGCTATTGTAGGAACTGTAAGTGGTACATCAATTAGCTTTGGCACTGCTGTTGTATTCGAGAGCGCTACTAGTGACTACATATCAGCAACATATGACTCTAACGCCCAAAAGGTTGTTATTGCTTATAGGGATGGTGGTAACTCTAATTATGGTACAGCGGTTGTAGGAACTGTAAGTGGTACATCAATTAGCTTTGGCACTGCTGTTGTATTCGAGAGCGCTGATAGTGACAACATATCAGCAGTATATGATGCTAATGCCCAGAAAGTAGTTATTGCTTATAGGGATCAGGGTAACTCTAGTTATGGCACAGCTATTGCAGGAACTGTAAGTGGTACAAGCATATCGTTTGGTACTGCTGTTGTATTTGAAAGTGCTATTAGTACCTACATATCAGCAACATATGACTCTAACGCCCAAAAGGTTGTTATTGCTTATAAGGATGGTGCTGACTCTAATTATGGAACAAGCGTGGTATTTCAGAGTGCTTTCGTTTCTACAAACCTAACAGCTACTAACTACATTGGTATTTCTGATGCAATTTATTCCGACACAGCGACAGCAACTATTCAAACCGTAGGCTCTGTAGATGACGCACAATCTAGCCTTACAGCAGGTACAGCATACT